ACAAAAAGCGATAGACATGACAAAGATTACAGTAATAAAAAGAGACGGAACAAAAGAGCCACTAACAATTGAAAAGTGGCAAGCGCAAGTAGCAAAAGTATGTAAGGGTATAGCTGACGTTAGTCAATCAATGATTGAGATTAAGGCTCAGCCGCACTTCTATGATGGCATTACTACAGAAGAGATTGATGGCATTACATTACGTGCTATTGTTGATCTTATTGACGTAGAGCATAATCCAGACGTAGGACATACCAATTATCAATATGTAGCAGGTAAGCAACGATTGTCAATGCTACGCAAAGATGTATATGGGGATTATCAAGTTCCACACCTATACACTATTGTTAAGAAAAATGTAGAAATAGGATTATATACCCCAGAGCTTCTGGAGTGGTACACAGAAGACGACTGGAACCGCATGAATGATATGTTGGATCACGAAAAGGACGAAACATATTCATATGCGGCAATTGAACAATTGATTGAAAAATATCTTGTTAAGAATCGTGCCACAAAGGAAACGTATGAAACCCCGCAAATTAGGTACATGGTGGCAGCGGCGACAGTATTTCACAAAGAAGAGCCGAATAGCGCAAGAATGCGTTACATTAAAGAATACTATACAGCGGCATCCGATGGCTTGTTTACTCTTGCTACACCTGTCTTGGCTGGTCTTGGCACTCCGACTAAACAGTTTTCTAGTTGTGTGCTTATCCGCAGTGACGACGATTTGGATAGCATATTTGCTTCTGGAGAAATGATGGCCAAGTATGCGAGCAAACGTGCTGGCATTGGTTTGGAAATAGGACGTCTACGTCCACTCGGTAGTCCCATCAGAGGTGGAGAGATCATGCACACAGGCATGATTCCTTTCTTAAAGAAATGGTTCGGTGACTTACGTTCATGCTCACAAGGAGGTATCCGTAATGCTTCAGCCACAGTTTTTTATCCTATTTGGCATCATCAGTTTGACGATCTTATCGTTCTTAAGAATAATCAAGGAACTGAAGAGACTCGAGTCCGACACATGGACTACGGAGTCGTCTTATCAGCCTTCTTCTGGAGACGATTCAAAAATAAAGAAAACATAACATTCTTTGATCCAAATGAAGTGCCAGACTTGTATGAAGCCTTTTACAAAAACACTGAGTTGTTTGAAGAGCTCTATGTAAAATATGAAAAGCGTAAAGACCTACGCAAGAAAACAATGAATGCCGAAGATGTATTCAAAGGTGGCATACTAAAAGAACGTACTGATACAGGACGTATCTATCTTGTGTTTATTGACAATGTCATGAACCAAGGCCCGTTTGATCCTGAGTACCACACAATTTATCAAAGTAATTTATGCTGTGAAATCCTATTACCTACTAAACCTTTTAAGCGTCTTGATGATGTGGACGGCCGCATTGCTCTTTGCACACTCGGCTCGATTAACTGGGGAGCATTCCGTAATCCAGAAGATATGCGACGTGCTTGCCGTATTCTACAGCGTAGTCTATGCAACATACTTGATTACCAAGATTTCTTATCCATTCAATCTAAGTTAAGCAATGATGAAATACAACCATTAGGCATTGGTATTACTAACTTAGCCTACTGGCACGCCAAGCGTGGACTCAAGTACGGCGAGAAAGATGCACTGCAAGATGTTAAGACTTGGATGGAACATCAAGCATTTTATCTAACTGAAGCAACCGTTGAGTTAGCAAAAGAACGCGGGGCATGTACACATAGCCAACATACACGTTATGGTAAAGGTATATTCCCTTGGGAATTACGTGCTAAAGGTGTTAATGATTTAACAGACTTTGCACCGGAACTTGACTGGGAAACACTCCGTGCTAATATGAAGCAGTACGGTGTACGCAATGGCACACTAATGGCAGTTGCACCAGTCGAAAGCAGTAGTGTTGTTATAAACAGCACGAATGGTATTGAAATGCCAATGAGCTTAATCTCAGTTAAGGAATCAAAGGCAGGATCATTTGTACAGGTTGTACCAGAGTATCATAAGCTCAAGCACAAGTATCAAATGATGTGGGAACAAAAAGACTGTGATGGCTACTTGAAGACAGCGGCGGTTATTGCAGCCTATGTTGATCAAAGTATTTCAACTAACACATTCTACAATCCAGCTCATTGGACAGATCGTAAAGTTCCAACTACTTTGATTGCTAAAAACTTGATGCAAAGTCATTATTGGGGATTGAAGACTTTTTATTATAGTCTAATTAATAAAGCAGGCAGTAAAGCTATTGCCGAACCTACTCCAGAGATGAGTACCTTCCAGCGTGTTGAAGTAGATATGTTAGAAGATGATTGTGAGGCATGTAAGTTATAATGTTAGAAACAATTTGTGATATTTTAGTCGACGCATACAAGCGTAATTGGATTACAAGCCGTGATGGTAATGTAAGCATACGTCATCACGACCGTGACCACTTTTACATTACACCTAGTGGTGTACGTAAACAAACCCTACAGCCAGATCAGTTTAAAAAGATACAGATTGGTAAGTGGATCAATAGTGGCAATGGTACAGGAGTATTTGGTTATAATTGGCAAGAGTTAGAATATACTGACATTAGTGCTAATCTAAAACCTAGTGGAGAAATTCCATTACACTTTGGCTTACAAAAAGAAATGGGACAACATACAGATGAAGTGCGTGTAGTTGTACACGTTCATCCTACTTATTGTATTGCCGCTATGCATGCCGGTATTGACCTTAGTACTATTAGCAATGCATTTCCAGAACTTAACCGATACACTAAGGTAGCACCAAATGTACCAGATGTTCCTCCTATTAGTCAAGAACTAGCAGATCAATGTTTTGATAAGTTAGGATTAGATAGCATGGGCAATATTGCCTATGACATTGTTGGTATTAAGGGACATGGAGTAGTTGCTATTGACACAAGTCCGTGGCGTGCCTATGAACACATTGAACGATTAGAACATATTTGCAAGATAGTACTTGCATCAGGAAAATATTAATATGAGCCAAGCACAATATAATTTAAACACAAAGACAGACTATCTCACTCGTAAGATGTTCTTGGATCCAGCTGGTCCAGTTACTATCCAACGCTTTGAAGAAGTTAAGTACAAAAAGATTGCAGACTATGACCAAACTGCACAAGGGTTCTTTTGGCGTCCAGAAGAGATTAGCCTAAGCAAAGATGCTAACGACTTTAAGGATGCATCAGATGCAGTCAAACATATCTTTACTAGTAACCTATTACGTCAAACAGCCTTAGATAGTTTACAAGGACGTGGGCCCGCCCAAGTGTTCACACCAGTAGTATCATTGCCGGAACTTGAAGCACTAATGTACAACTGGAGCTTCTTTGAAACAAATATTCACAGTCGTTCATACAGCCACATCATCCGTAACATCTACAATGTGCCTAAAGAAGTGTTCAATACTATTCATGACACTAAAGAGATTGTTGGTATGGCAGCGAGCGTGGGCTTATATTACGATAAGTTGCATCTAATCAATTGCCTTAAAGAAACAGGCGAAAAGATCGATGAACATATTCACATCAAAGCAATATGGTTAGCTCTTAACGCATCATACGCATTAGAAGCATTCCGCTTTATGGTTAGCTTTGCTACAAGTTTGGCAATGGTTGAGAATAAGATCTTCATCGGCAATGGCAACATTATCAGTTTGATCTTACAAGACGAATTGCTACACAAAGGTTGGACAGCCTACTTGATCAATCAAGTGGTCAAGGAAGATCCACGCTTTGCTCAAGCTAAACAAGAATGTGAACAAGAAGTGTACGATTTGTATATGGATGTTATCCGCGAAGAAAAGCAATGGGCCGACTACTTGTTTATGAAAGGTCCAGTTATTGGTTTGAACGCTGGCATTCTAAAAGACTTTGTAGACTATACAGCAGTGGGCGCACTAAAAGACATTGGTATTAAGTATCAACAGATTGCGCCTAAGTCTACTCCTATTCCTTGGTTCAACAAGCATAGCGATACAAGTAAGAAACAAACAGCACTACAGGAAAATGAATCGACCAATTATGTTATCGGTGTGATGTCCGATGCGATTGATTACGATGCATTGCCTGCGTTATAATAGTAAAAAGGATTTAAGATGAAAGCGATAGTATGGAGTAAAGATGCTTGTCCGTTTTGCGTACAAGCCAAAGCCTTGTTAGAAATGAAGGGCATCGAATTTGAAGAAAGAAATGTCCAGCATGAATGGACTAAAGAACAGTTGTTAGAAGCTGTGCCAACAGCCAGAACTTTGCCACAAATATTCTTAGACGATAATTATATTGGCGGGTTTACAGAACTCAAGAAACATTTCGAAAAGGTATAATATGTTAATAGACAAAGGCGTTACAGAAGGTGAAGTAATCACTTTAAAACTTACATCAGGCGAAGAAATTGTTGCTAAACTTGTAGAAGACGGTGCGTCATACTACAAACTAAGCAAGCCAATGGTCATCGGTATGGGACAAAAAGGCCCAGGCCTAATGCCATATTTGTTTACAGTACACCCAGACAAGGCAGTTAAGTTGTCCAAGTCAACTGTAACTGTAGCAGAAGCAACAGACGAAACGTTTGCCAAGCAGTTCCTTGAATCTACTTCAGGTATTGCTCTAGCCTAATGTTAGATGTAACTGCCGCTACTGTAGTATTTGGTGATACATTTACACAAGTCATCAATGTAGTTCCAGATACTCCGCCTGATACTGGCGGAGGCAGTGGTGGCGATAGTGGCGGAGGGTCTTCACCCCCTCCTGCTCCACCCCAGACAATTCCAGTAGTAACTGCTAGCTATACTGACTCCGGTGTCACTATAACAGCAGAGCTTGCTAAGGTCACTATATCAGGTAAGTACACTACAATTATTAAAACTCATTGGGAATGGCTAGATCTAACGGGAGCACCGCAGTCAGGGTCTTCAGCGCCGCCCACTGGTACATTTAAAAAGATAACCAAAGTAGATAGTCCTGTAAATTTAAAAGAAACTTGCATATATACTATTGACGGAGCAACGTTTACTCATACAGTAGATTTAGTTAGCTACGATAAAATTGGCAATCTATTAAAAAGTTTATTAGCGACAGTATAATATGGGTTCAAAACCAGTAACACGATTAGGCGACAAAACAACGGGACACGGCCCATACAAGCCACGTCCTAGTACAGGCGCCAGCGGAGATGTCAAAGTAAATGGCATTGGTGTTGTTAGAGTAGGTGATACTTGGGCTCCGCATGGCCCTCCCCCAAACGATAGGCACGTAAGCGAAGTTGGAATTGGGTCTTCAGGATCTGGCACTGTCAGAGTCAATAATAAGCCAGTTGCAAGAATTGGTGATGCAGTAGAAGCAGATACAATTGCCGCCGGCAGTTCGAACGTATTCGCCGGTTGACAAATTAAAAATCCCTGTTATAATTAACGCATGATTATATATTTAGATATGGACGACGTAGTCGCCGATTGGATGCCCGCCGCCCGGGCAATCGTAAACCGTAACTGGAACTATGGCGAACGTATTCCAGAAAGTGATTGGGCAAAAGTAAAAGCTAAGGAACGTTTCTATCGTGACTTGCCTTTGAAGCCCGGAGCACATGAGTTAGTTCAATACTGTCGTGACCTACTGGCAAATGGCACTATTGAAGATTTACGTTTCCTAACAGCACTACCGCATGATTACTCAGTTCCGTTTGCCGTATACGATAAAGTACAATGGGCAGATAGACACTTCCCTGGAATACCAATGCTTATCGGCCCATTCAGTCATGACAAGTGGCGTCATTGCCAACCAGGTGATATCTTAATTGATGATCGAACAAGCAACTGCGAAGAATGGGCACGTGAAGGCGGCCATTCACACATTTACCGAAATTGGCCAGATTGTAAAGTTTGGCTAGAATCAGTATTACAGGCGCCTGTAAGCGTCTAGACTAATTATTAAACAAGGAGACAACTATGTCAAACAAATATTCAGAATTCACAGCAATCGTAGAAGCAATGGAAGGCGACTTCGAAAAGTTTTACGATAAAGAAGTAGGTGCCGCTGGTACTCGTGTACGCAAGCATTTACAAGAATTGGCTAAACTCTGCAAAGAAACACGTAACGATGTGACAGCAGTTAAAAACGCTCGTAAAGAAGCATCAGCTAAGTAAACCAAATACTGTTGACATTGTATCAAATATACTGTATAATAGCAGTATGTTAAACAATTTGGTGCAATGTCAATGAGTATGCATTTGGAAGGCCCTTGGTTATCTACTACAGGTAAAAAGAAGGGTAAGAAAAAATGGGCTTCAGCAGAAGCCAAGCGTAAAGCAGAAGCTCTAGACGAGTCATGGAAAGAGATTCTGAAACGCCAAGGTGTTGAGCAAGAAAATAAAAAACGTGCTCGAGCCATGTCTGCTCCTAGTTTGAGTAGTTCATACAAATTAAGTATTCCCGAAGGCCGTAACACGACTGCTCATATTAAGAGTCGTGATACTGGCGGCGGATCGGCAACACTTGCCGCACCAAAAGTGTATACCGGAACCAAAGTAAAAGGTATCGCAACCATGCATAAAAGCAATGCAGTACCGGTTTTCAGCGATGAAGAAGCTATCGATATCAGTAAAATGCGTAGATAACTTAACTAATACTTTTTCTGGGGCAGTTTTATGGATAACTATATATTGTACCTCAAAGGTTTGGGGTGCCGTGCAGTGAGGCTTTTAACGCATAAGGAGATGTATCAGAGCCATATTAACAATGACGGAACTAGCGATTCCTGATCCAGCGTAAAGGAGAAATAACATGATACGCATCATTAAATTAGTAGTATTTGCTTTGGCAATTTCAGTTGTCGGAGTAATAGGGTACAAAGCAGTTAACTATAAGTTAGACACCCTAAAAAATGCTCGCATGAATGTGAGCCCAGTTACAGCAGAAATGAGACAGAAACAACTAGACTGTCTAGCTCGTAACATCTACCATGAAGCCGGCTATGAGCCCTTCGAAGGCAAGGTAGCAGTTGCCCAAGTAACAATCAACAGAGCAGAAAGTGGACAGTTCCCATCTGACATCTGCCAAGTTGTATATCAAAAGAACATTGTATATGAAAAAGTACTGTGCCAATTTAGCTGGTACTGCGATAGTGCTTCTCTAAAGAAGCCAATGAATGGCCCCGTGTATATTGAATCTATGGAAGTAGCAAAGAAAGTGCTATTGGAGGGATTCAGGATTGACAGCGTGAAGAAAGCCCTGTATTATCATGCTGACTACGTTAATCCGCAATGGGGCAGAGAAAAAGTAGCAAAAGTCGGTCGGCACATCTTTTACAAATAAGGACTAAAATGAATACTCAACAAGTAAAACAATTTACACAGGATTTATTTAATTTAGATCTTTGGGTTAAAAACATTAAAGAACACGCACCGCATATTTCAGCAGAAACAGCAGGTTGGGTAGCAGTAGTCCTCCTACATTTGGCTACTATCCCAACTATGATTGCTGTAATGACAGGACTAACTGAGAAAATGCCACCTGTAGATATGGTGTTGTTTAGTTGGTTAGGATTATTCTTGTTTTTTATTAAAGCAACCATCCAAAAAGATTTACTTAATATTGTAACAATTGGATTAGGCTTTTTTGTGCAGGCCGCCTTGTTAGCATTAATAGTGTTCAAGTAAAATAACGATAAATATTAGATATATTAAGGAGCATTAGAATGCCATCAGGATTTCAACAAGATACTAATCAATTAAGCCCAAACTTTTACCGTGTTCAGATTGACATGGCAAATACCACGTATTTCCCAACTGCCAACACTAATAGTGATAATGGCGGATGTACACCAAATGGATGGGACTATTTCTCAGCGGCCAACGCACCAACTACACAGGTTAAAGCAGATGCCCGTGCAAGAGGTGTTTTACGCTTTAAGAACATAGTTCGCGAATTAACAAACTTGGCCGATTGCCAATTGTTAGATATTACTATTACTGAAGCTAACGCAGATGCACAAGCAACATCATTAACATTTACTGTTAAGTATGAGCGTGATGCAGGTATTCCGTTAACTGGACAATATCAAGGTACTACAGTAGTAGGAAATGATGCCGCTGGTAATGCAATGGATACTAAAGCCAAAGCCATTGCTAACGCTATTGCTTTTGGTCTGTACACCGGCCGCACTGAATCTGTCCGTAACTATAATGTAGCTACTGCTGAAGGTAGTCAAGTTAGCATTACAGCTAATGCCGCCGCAACATTGGCACAAATACTTGGTAAAGTAACAGTCACTTTAATTGACACAACCACTATTGTTAATGCATAATTAACACATGATTTTAGCCTGGCTCTTACTCCTTACTGGTCTTACAATTTCAGCTGTCGCAATCTACTACTCCGTAGTAGGTTTGGCAGCTATCTTCTCGGCCGCTGTCGTTCCCATTATTGTTATGGGCTCTGCATTAGAAGTGGCCAAGCTAGTATGTGCCAGCTGGCTTAAAGCTAATTGGAGTAAGGCTCCACGATTGATGAAGATATACATGACTACTGCGGTAGCTGTGTTGATGCTTATCACTTCAATGGGTATTTTTGGATTCCTTTCCAAAGCACACTCAGACCAAAGTTTAGTGTCCGGTGACGTTACAAGTAAGATTGCCATCTATGATGAAAAAATCAAAACCGAGAAAGAGAATATTGAAGCAAACCGTAAGGCACTTAAACAGATGGATGAGGGAGTGGACCAAGTACTGGGTCGCTCAACAGATGAAAAAGGTGCCGACAAAGCTGTGGCTATGCGTCGCTCCCAGCAGAAAGAACGTAGTCGCTTACAAGCTGAAATATCACAGTCGCAAAAGTCTATCGCGGAACTTAACGATGCCCGTGCGCCTATTGCCGCCGAAGTACGTAAGGTTGAAGCAGAAGTTGGACCTTTAAAATACATTGCGGCGTTTGTATATGGTGCAACAGATGAATCAGTGCTAGAACGTGCTGTTACTTGGGTTATCATTACAATTATTGTAGTGTTCGATCCATTAGCAGTTATTATGTTGCTAGCCGCACAAATGACATTTGGGTGGAAGAAGGAAGAGGAAGAAGTTCCGCTATTACATAATACTGTACCAGTGCATGTAACTGAAGTAACTCAACCCAAACCGCAAAACGATCCAACTTATGAACAAGATGACGGTCCTTTAACTGACGAGCAAATTAATCAGCTTAAAGAGTCAGTACAGCGATTTAATGATGCCGGCGAACATCCGCAGGACACATTTGAACATGAACACACAGAGGAAGAAGTTCCAACCGAAACACAGCCGACTGCACTAGGAGGTGATATAACAGCGTCTGAGGAAACAGTAGAAGGTAATTCTATTGACCAATGGAACAAGATGATCGAAGAAGCTGAAAAAGCTGTACAAGAAGAAGCTGTTGACATCCAGGGAGAAGCTAAGAAATATAGCATTATTCCTGAGCTTCAAGAAGAGTTAGATAGAATCAAACCTGACTTAACAGAAGTGATCGAACCCGAAGAATCAAAAAAAAAGACTTACATGACAAAGGACAATCAGGGGAAAATCCAAGTCAAGGAGACCAAGTAGGATACGTACAAAACGCTGAACAAGGCGCAAGTACACTTTGGGCAAGAATACAAACAAGAACTTCTGACGATATATTCAAACCTATAGACCGACTCTATGTAGAATTTAATAAGGATCGGTTTTCAGGAATAGATGCATCCAACGAGTTAGAGGTACAAAAATTTATTAACGATATCCAATCTGGAGAACATAAATTTGACGACTATTCTGCAGAAGATATCGAATACTTTGCAAAGAGAATATATGAACTTAGGGAAAATAACAGTAATAACACCGCCGGATAAACTATTCAATTTAACTCTAAGTTACTTGTTAGTATGCCCTAGCAATCATGTAAATGAACAATTTCAAACCATACTAAGCCATAGCATTGATGACTTAAATGTGTTCATTTATGGTAATCAAGAAGATGATGTTAGTTGGCTATTAAGTGTTGCTCAACAGGTCGATTGTGTAATTATTGACGTAGACAACTGCGATATAACAACCAAACAGTTTGTCACATTTATGTTAGCACAGCCTAACGTACACTATATAACTAACGACGAAATTACTCCATATAATTTGATAAGTAAAAATCGTATATACGATTTGGATTGGATAGTCGACCAAATCAAAGAACAAGAAGACGAAGAGGATAGTGATGAATCAGAAGAGTAGAGGAACGGGTATTACCGTCCGTGACGGTGAGAATATTAACCAAAGTTTACGCCGATTTAAACGTAAAATGGAAGAAGCTGGAACTTTGGATACACTCCGTGCTAAAGAGTTCTATGAGAAACCAACTACCGAACGCAAGCGTAAGAAAGGTGCCGCAAAAGCACGTTGGCGCAAGAAACTACAAAAAGAAAGCCTACCACCCAAATTGTATTGACATTAGTATATAGGCCAGTTAAAATACGCATATGATTAACTGGCCTGATTATATAAAACTAAAAGAAAACAAATATAGTAAGTGGTACACTGACCTTATAGAAAAAGCCCAGTCTAGAGTATTACCTAAAGACGTTTATACTGAGAAACACCACATAATTCCCAAAGCCTGGGGCGGTATAGATAAAAAGATTAACCTTGTTCGATTAACTGCTAGAGAGCACTACATGGCTCATGCTTTCTTGTGGAAAATGAGTGTTGGAGAAGGGTTTCATAATAAGATGGTTCATGCATTCAATGCCATGAGTATCATGAAAGACGGATCCTATAACAAACCTGGTTATAAAATAAACAGCAGACTATTCCAATCTGTAAGATTAGAAAGAATTGCTCATCTAAGAACACTTAAAGGTCCCTTGAGCCCAGCATACGGAAAGAAACAGAATGTTTCTGAAGAGGGAAAACTTAATAGGAAAAAAGCGCAAGAAGAATTTTGGAATGATCCCGAACGTGTAGCACGTAGAAACGAAAATTTACGTAAAGCACAACAAACTCCCGAAGCTATTGCCAAACGCAAAGCATTAGCTGATTCAAAGCGAGGGATTAGACGCGATCCTGCCATTATAGAAAAGAGCGCATCTAAACGTCGAGGCAAACCGGTCTCTCAACAAGCATTAGAAAATATACGACAGGGAAATAAGAATAGAATTTATTCTCCTGAAGCTAAAGAAAAAATGAGAGAAGTTGCTCGAATGAACGGAAGCAGACCAAAGTCTGAGGAACATAAAAGAAGAATAGCCGAAAGTAATAAAAAAGTAGATAGATGGTGGACCAGAGGAGAGAATAATCACAATTACGGTAAAACAATGTTGCCGCATGTAAAAGAAAAATTAAAAGAAGCCAATCAGAACAAGTACAAAGAACGAAAATCTAAAATGTTTGTTGGGCCTATTAAACCAACAAACACATTTACATTCAGGGGAGTTGTTTATAGAGGTGTTTGCCAGGCATCAAGGCAAACTGGTTTTTCTCAAAGTCAAATAAAAACACAAGTTAAATATTGGGGAGAAAATCCTGATCAAGAGACAATTAGAAAAATCGATAATAGAGAATTAGAATACCCTAGAGTAGCACCAAATAAAGGTATTCCTATGAGTGAGGAACAGAAACGTTCTATAAAGGAAACAAAACGTATTAAGTTTGAAAAACTTAGAGAAGCGGGCCTTCCTAATCCAAACACAGGAAGAAAAGCATCTGAAGAAACTAGAAAAAAAATAGCTGAAAAAGCTAAAGGCAGAAAAGCATCTGAAGAAACTAGAAAAATTTTATCACAAGCAAGTAAGGGAAAACCAAAGTCTCCAGCGCATATAGAAGCTATAAGATTAGCCAAACTAGCCAAAAAAAGTTAAAACTCCGTTGACATAGACTTATAAATCTGTTATAATATTATTATGAATACTGACATTATGATAGATTTGGAGACTCTAAATACAACTCCCGACGCTACTATCCTTACAATCGGTGCTGTAAAGTTTGATCCGTTTGGATCAGAGATCAAAGAGCCTAAAATGGATAGTTTCTATGTCAAAGTAGATATAGATAGTTGTGACAGAATTGGACTCACCACCAGTGACGACACTATTGCGTGGTGGGCTAATCAAAGCAAGGAAGCACAAGAAGCTGCCTTTGACCCAGAAGGTCGAATCCAAATTGAAGATGCATTTCAACAACTATATAAATTTTGTTGGGGTGCTAAACGTGTGTGGTCAAATGGTTCATGTTTTGACATTGTCATTTGCGAACATGTTTTCCGTAACATAGGTCGCGCTATTCCTTGGAAATTCTGGGAAGTACGTGATGTACGTACAGCATTTGATTTAGGTATCAACCCACAACGACCACCAGTAACGGCCCACCATGCTTTAGAGGATGCGTGGAACCAGGCAGTAGGCATTCAAAATGTCTATAACACACTACGCACTAGCACAACTAGTGGCGGAACATATATTACACCATTTGTAAAAGAAAGATAAAATGTCAGAAGAATATAAAGAAGTAATGAGCATTCTTCAAGAAGAGTGTGCAGAAGTTATACAAGCGGTAAGTAAAATTAATCGCTTTGGTATTGATAACTACAAGCCCGGCAAACCAAAAACTAACAGAGAACACCTAGAAGAAGAAATGGGTGATGTGTTAGCTATGATTTGTATTTTAGAAAAGATGGGTGTTGTGCATCAAGCAGGCTTAGAAGCCGCTACTAAAGCTAAAATAGAAAAACTCAAGAAATGGTCTAATATTAAGAATCTTGAGAATATCTGAGATAAATAAAAATGTAGAACGCCGTAAGGGTTTTACATTTTTCTTGCTTAATTAAAGGAGAACATATTATGAGCAAAATCATCGGTATCGATTTAGGTACAACAAATAGCTGTGTAGCAATCCTAGAAAACGGAGTTGCTAAAGTAATCGAAAACAGCGAAGGTGCTAGAACAACACCATCAATCATTGCATATACAAAGGACGAGATCCTAGTTGGTGCAACAGCAAAACGACAAGCAGTCACAAACCCAAAGAATACAATTTACGCCGCAAAGCGTTTGATCGGACGTAAGTTTGAAGAAAAAGAAGTCCAAAAGGACATCGATCTAATGCCTTATGCTATTGTTAAGGCAGACAATGGTGACGCTTGGATCGAAGCAAACAATGAAAAACTAGCACCACAACAAGTGTCAGCTGAAGTGCTACGTAAAATGAAAAAGACAGCTGAAGACTATTTGGGTACAACCGTTACACAAGCAGTTATTACTGTTCCGGCTTACTTCAACGACAGTCAACGTCAAGCTACTAAGGACGCAGGTAAGATTGCAGGCCTAGAAGTTCTACGTATTATCAATGAGCCAACAGCGGCCGCACTAGCATATGGTGTAGACAAGCAGGACAAGAAGGATCGCAAGGTTGCCGTTTATGACTTAGGTGGTGGTACATTTGACGTAAGCATTATTGAAATCGCCAACATCGACGGCGACAAGCAAATTGAAGTGTTGTCAACAAACGGCGACACATTCTTGGGCGGTGAAGACTTTGACCAAGCTATCATGGATCACTTGGTAGACGAGTTTAAGAAAGACAATGGAATTGATCTTAAGACAGACGTACTAGCACTACAACGTTTGAAAGAAGCCGCAGAAAAAGCTAAGATTGAACTGTCAAGCAGTCAATCAACAAGTGTTAACTTGCCATATATCACAGCAGATGCAAATGGTCCAAAGCACATGAACGTGACTATCAGCCGTTCTAAGTTTGAACAAATGGTTGAAAAGTTAATCCAACGTTCAATCGAGCCTTGTAAGACAGCAATGGCAGATGCTAAAGTAACTGCTGAAGACATTGACGAAGTTATCTTAGTTGGCGGTCAAACACGTATGCCTAAGGTACAAGAAGCAGTTGAAAAATTGTTTGGTAAAACTCCACGTAAGGATGTCAACCCAGACGAAGCAGTTGCCGCAGGTGCCGCAATCCAAGGCGCTGTTCTAGCAGGCGATAAGACAGACGTATTGTTATTGGACGTAACTCCATTAACTCTAGGTATTGAAACAATGGGCGGTGTGTTTACCAAGTTGATTAGCAAAAACACAACTATCCCAACCAAGCACTCACAAGTATTCTCAACAGCAGAAGACAACCAACCAGCGGTTACTATTAAAGTAGCACAAGGTGAACGTGATATTTTCAAATATAATAAATTGCTTGGCGAGTTTAACTTAGAAGGTATTGCACCAGCAATGCGTGGCATGCCACAAATCGAAGTTACTCTAGACATTGATGCTAACGGTATCTTGAATGTAAGTGCTAAAGATAAAAATACTGGCAAAGAAAACAAGATCACTATCAAGTCAGATAGCGGATTAACTGATGAAGAAATTCAACGTATGGTTCGCGAAGCAGAAGAAAATGCAGAAGCTGATAAGAAAACTAAAGAGTTAATTGAAGCTAAGAATCAAGCTGAAAGCACACGTCACTCATTGAATAAAGACTTTGAGGAATTCAAAGAGCAATTATCTGATGATGAAAAGACAGCTTATGAAACAGCCAAAGCAGATTTGGACACAGCAATGACCGGCGATGATAAGGAAAAGATCAATGAGGCTTTAACCAAATTGTTTGAAACATCAGCACCGATCACTGCTAAGAGACAAGCCGCTGAACAAGCTAAACAAGCCCAACCAACCGAGGGCGAACAAACCGTTAATGCGGAGTTCAAAGAGGTTGATGACACAGACACAAAGTAATATAATGTAAACATGTAGGGCGCCTATGGTAGGGCCCTACAAAGTTCTTGCTTAATAAAGGAGATCTAAAATGACACAACTAAGAACTATTGATGCGGCAGCTCTTGCCGGACTAAACAGAGCACTTGTAGGTTTTGACCGTTACTTTGCTAACCAATCAGTTAACAGCAACTATCCTCCACATAACATTGTGAAGTATGCCGATAACCAATATGGGATTGAAGTAGCAGTAGCAGGATTTTCTAAAGAGGAAATCACTGTCGAAGTTGACCAAGACCAACTAACAATCACAGGTGTTAAATCACTTGATGTAGGCGATTCAAAAGAATACTTGCATCGTGGGTTAGCGGCCCGTGACTTTGAACAAACATTTACTCTTGCCGAGTATATGGAAGTCAAAGGCGCAGAGGTTAAGGATGGTATGCTCAAGATTCAAATCGAGCGTATTGTTCCTGATGCACTCAAACCTCGCCAGATTGAAATTAAATAATTGTAAATAAACCCGGGGGAGGCAACTCCCCCACTTTAGAAAAGAGATAACAATGCCTAGCACCGATATTCAGTTAGATGAAAAGATTAAGATTAAAGTTTCCGAACCAAAGAACTGGAAAGTAATCTTATTGAATGACGACACTACTCCTATGGAATTTGTAATTGCAGTTCTTATGGAGATTTTTAAACATAGTCATAATAGTGCTACTGATGTTACTATGCAAGTACACGAAACTGGTAGCGGCATTGCTGGTGTGTATAGTTTTGAAATTGCAGAAGCTAAAGCAGTTGAAGCAACACAGACTGCACGTACAAACGGTCATCCGTTACAAATTAAATTGGAAGAAGAATGAGCAATTTACGTGAACTAACCAAAGAAGCACACACAAACGCAGAACGTCAAGAGTTTGTAAAGATTCTATTTTCAGGTTCTATCAATCCACAGTTATACGCAACATTTTTAAAAAATCAACATCCGCAGTATGAAATTCTAGAAGTATGTGCAATGCCACATGCATTATTAACTGGTCTCCCGGATATCCGCAGAGCACCAGCAATCTTATCAGATTTCCTCGAACTATGGGGAAATGATAATACCGAACAGCCGCAGATCCTTCCTGTGGTTAATGATTACATTCAACACATCCTTAGCATTAAGGACGATCCTAAAAAACTAATGGCTCACTTGTATGTACGCCATATGGGCGACCTAGCTGGCGGACAAATGATTGCTAAGAAAGTACCCGGCTCAGGTAAGCTATACAAGTTTGAAGATCCAGAAGCACTTAAAGTTGCTATCCGTGAACGCCTAAGCGATGACATGGCAGATGAAGCTAAAATTTGTTTTGGCTTTGCTACTCGCATGTTTAAAGAGATGATGGAACTAGTAGAGTATAAAGATGAGTAAAGTTTGGGACACCCTGATAGGCATTCAACAATACTTTGAACAACAATTTTATGCAACAGGCAGTATTATACATGAACCCGGAATGGATCGTTTTAATCAGCCAGGTTGGGTTAACAAAGTTTGGGCAAGTAGCGTTTATCGTAGAGCGCACATTGATGTAGTAGATGCCCGTGAAACTAAGGGCTTGTGGATGATGCATTGTTGCATTTTTCCGCACTTACATAATCCCGCTCCTATCTTTGGGTTTGACGTTATTGCCGGCAAGAATAAAATTACAGGTTGTTTCTACGATTACAGTCCTAGTGCTGATCGTGAACATCCTATGTTAGATTGGTTTGCCGATGAAGCACAGCTACTACAGTGGAACAAGACTCGTAAACTACCTGACTGGGCAGAACGTATTTTTAGTGGTAGTATGGTTGCCGCTGGCAATGTTAGCGAAGAAGAGGAACTAGCACAGATCTTTGCTATTGCTAAAAAAGGCATACATCATTATTTAGATACGGTAGGTGAAACTAATAAAACTGCCGTTAGTTGTCTAGACGCACAAAATTATTACTGTCAAAATCAGAAGCAAAACCCGCACACACCTAAAGTTATGGTAAGTTTAGGGCTATCTGAGGAAGATGTACAAGTGTTTATCCAGGATTGTTTGTTCCCAGAAGTTCGATAAATACTTTACTATGCGATTTTCCCAGATCAAAGAAGCTTCAGTCTTTAAAAAAGTAAAAAACCAGTACGTTGTTGGCTATAGAATGTCTATCAGCACCAAAGCTGGCGGGAAAGCTGTGGACGCAATTCAACAAGTTGTCAGCGATTTTGACCCATCCGAAGTACTAGCAGTTGCTCCAGAAGATGCTACGCCTACACACGTTATTAATCTTTCAAAGAAACAGCCTGCTAAGTATAATCTTGCTAGAGCAAACGGCGAAATTATTCAATTAGCTGGAACTGAATCAGAAATTGAAAGTTCACTAAATGGTATTGGTCCAGCAATTGATCCTAATGCCGCCCCGGGCGCAGTCAAAATGCCTAACAAGGGCGACACAGCCGAAGCATTGTTAGGTGGCGCAATGTTTGCTAAATTGCTAAATCGTCATCACGGATCAATTGGTGAAATTGATACTGATCAAGTATGGAACATTTTTGATAATCTAAAACCAGTTAGTGGTGATGATTATATGGTTCACAGCAAGGATCTAGGTGGTGCAACTGATACTGTATGGTTTAGATTAAAAGTAAAGAATACAGTCAAGACAGCATTAAAAGATCCAACAATGCGTAAGAAATTAACATTGTGGTTACAAAGTCCAGTTAACTATGTTAACAGCCCTGCTGGAACAGAGTACGCAGAAGAATTTTATAAGAATGGTACTCCTGATGAATTAGGGGTTATCAGTGATGGATTATCAGCACAGGGCGATAAAAAGACTGATGTATATACCGCAGTTAAAGATCCCAAAACAAACACAGTAAAAAAAGAACTGTTGCCCACTAGCCTTAAAGCAGGTGCAGAACAGTTTGCACAGCATTCTGGTGGTAAATGGTCTGCTATGACTGATATGTTTACACACTTAGGCGTTACATTCCCAGTGACTAAAGGCAATGATATTGCTAAAGACTATGAAGGATTACAAGGCAAAGGTAAACAAGTTGAAGCGGCTGCTCGTGTTTATGAAAAAGCTGCCAAGATGATCAACGCACAATTTAAAGCTCCAGCAGATGAAGCTAAGTTTGTTAGAACAGTAGCACATGCACTACGTTATTGGGCAACTAATGATGACGATAATGTACAAGTTGTTAGCTTTGGTAGCCGCGGCGCCTACGATGTGTTACAGTTTAAAATTGATAAACTAATCCCTGTTATGAAGCGTTTGCAACTAAGAGCAGAAGCAGTGACATCTGGCGATAATCCTAAATTAATCATTAAAGATGAAAAAACAGGCGGAGTATTATTCCATCTAAGAACGTACTTACAAACTAAGAAAGACGGTACTAAGTATCAACGCAACATTATTGAAAAAGGTCCGTTATTGGCTATGGTAGCAGATTCTACTGGTAAGTATGCCAAACCACCAGAGTTAGCTAAACAAGCACCTGCGGCAGCACCCAAGGCCGCTAAGCCAGCAGTACAGGCAGCAACACCAGTAGTTGCACCTGCTCCGGCAGTACCTGCACCAGTACAAGCACCTGCTCCGGCACCAACAACATTTGATGCTACTGCACCTGCTCCAGAAGTACCAGAAGAAGAACCAGTAGCTGAAGAACAAGGCAAGTGGATTTGGCCAACTCCAGATGCTGTTGAAGATCTTAAACATCGAGTAGCAACCCTACTAAAACGCTAGTTTTTAATCTAGATTAAACTCAGCGTTTAATTTTCGCCACCAAAACTGTAAATACTGTACGGTACACCGGGAGCGAATTCGATGACCAAATCAAGGGCAATATGTTTGTTAGCATTACTGCCACTTTACGTAGTGGCTGCTCCTCTTGCCGACTATACCTTTAAAAGCCCAAGTTTTAATGGTGTAGGCTACAGCAGTCACGTTTTAACTATTGAAAATCAAGAGTTTACCCGTAAGGCGCAAATACAAAAAGATATACAAGCCGCTCTTGATAAAGCAAAGGCCGATGCGGCCAATACAAATATTAACAAGTTTTTAAACAACTTGGAATCACGCATTTACGCACAAATTAGTCAAAATTTAGCTACAGCTATGTTTGCTAATGGCGGCAGTAATTCAGGTACATTAAATTTTGAAGGCAACACTATATTCTGGAGTAAAGACGGAACTAGTGTTACAATGACTGTTACTGATGTTACTGGCAATCAAACAACAGTAGTAATTCCACTAAGCCAGTTCCAGTTCCAATAAAATGAAAAAGACTTTACTAACACTTACACTAGTTACTATGTTAAGTGGATGTGCAGTCATCCAAAGCACTGGGTTGACTGAAATAGATCCTACTCTTACGGAACAACGCAGGGGTGTTAAAAAAGAGTTTGATACAATACCAGCTCCAGCAGTAGGCAAACCTATAACTGTAGCAGTATACGGATTTACAGATAAAACAGGACAGCGCCGTCCACAACCAAACGTAGCAAGCCTAAGCACAGCAGTTACGCAAGGTGCTGAAACATTTTTAATTCAAGCACTACAAAATGTCGGACATAGTAAATGGTTTGATGTAGTAGAACGTGTAGGTATTGATAACCTGACTAAAGAACGTACTATTATTAAACAAATGCGCGAAGCATATGAAGGCCCAAATGCTAAACCATTAATGCCAATGCAGTTTGCTGGTATTATTATGGAAGGTGGTATTGTAGGTTATGATGCTACCACTACTAGCGGTGGAGCTGGCATGCGTATTTTTGGCATTGGCAAGCAAACACAATGGTCAACTGATACTGTAACAGTTAGTTTAAGAGCAGTTAGTGTTAACACAGGTAAAGTATTAGCGGTGGTTACTGTACAGAAAACGATATTAAGTACGGCAGACTCTGCAACAGCATTAAAGTTTTTTGATCAAGGTACACAGGCATTTGAAGCAGAAGCAGGGTTAACAATCAATGAACCAGGCACGTATGCTGTCAAGGCAGCTACAGAAATGGCAGTAGTTGAATTGATTAAAGAAGGACAGCGCAAAGGTATTTGGGAATACAAACTAGAGCCGGTAGTAGTTCCAGTTGCACCTGTTGTTGAAAAGAAAGAATTAGTTATAAGTTCTGAAATTAAAAAAGAAGAACCTAAAGTAGTAGAAGTGAAGGCAGAGGAACCTAAAGTAGTAGAAGTGAAGACAGAGGAAACACCAATTAAACAGCCGACTGAAGCAATACTGTCTGAAGCTCAATTCATTTATAAAGAACCGAATGAAAAGAGTACTAAGACATGGCAGTTTAAAAAGGGCACACTTGTTACCATCATCAGCAGTCAGGGTGATTGGATAGAAGTGAGAGACGCAGAGAAGCGTAAAGGTTTTGTTAAGAAGGATGTACTTGTTGACAATCAATAACTGTTAAATTTTTTACATGTAAATTTTTTTACATGTTTAAAAAATAACAGCAGAGTATAATTTACACAGAGCACCGTGTAAATAATTTAGTAAAAAAGGATCGTAGCGAGAAAACTAAAATATGGACTAAGTCCAAGGAGCGTATTAGGCAAATAACCCTAATATGTATGTAAGATGGATAAACGATTGAAAGGCGGTGGTGAGTTGTCGAGAAAATTACTCACAATTCTGATGTTGGCTGCAATGCCAACATTGGGTTACGCTGTTGATAATAGTATCTACATCGACCAAGCAGGTGATAATGCTGTAATTAATATTACCCAAGATGGCGCGGGTAATACTGTTAAAGGCATTGTACAAGGTGCACCAGGGCAACGTGGTATTGACGCGGCAACGCTTGTAGGAAATAATGCAAACATTAATGTTACCCAAGTTGGTGCGGGGAACACATTGGCATTGGGTGTTAACGCTACTGTAGATTCTGGTAAATCAGCTAACATTAATTATAATGTAACTGGCGATAGAAATACTGCATTAATTGATGTTAATGCTGCCGGTACCGGTGTTGCATCAAATATTCAAATTGATGTTACACAGTCAGGCGGTGGTGCAAACTTCAAAGCTGATGTACAAGGTGTAGGAAATACTATTAGTGTAACTACAGCTGGTGCAAGCGATAATGTACAAAACAAGATCAGAGACAACAACACAAGTGTTAATGTGTCATTAGCAACAGGTGGCCAGAACGCAGTTGTAACAGATCAAGCTGGCGGTTCTAACACTATTGGTATCAATGCCGATGGTATTGCTAATAAATTCAGTATTTTACAAAATGGTGCAGGTAACCAAACATCTATAGCAGGTTATAGTTCAGGTGATGCGTTAGTTGGAAACGATAACTCTGTTAAAGTAGTGCAAAACGGTTCTGATAACGTGGCAAATATTGGATTAACTGGTAGCAGTAACTGGATCGGTATTAACCAGGGTGCTGGTGGTGGTACTACTAACGAGGCAAATGTAAAAGTTAGTGGTAACAGCAATACAGTTAATATTAGTCAAGGTGCAGGTGTTCCGTTGTTAACAGCACCAACTGGATTACCGGTGCTTAGATAATATGGTAGATGCTCGTACACTACACCACATGTACCAAGCATGGATGCAAGGTAATGAAAATTACATCCGTGATTGGTACAGTTTTGTAGAATTTGCGGCACGCCATTGTAACACTACCGGCGATGAAGTGATGAGAGAACTACAAAAATATTATTGGTTTAAGAAAGGCCACGAATGAACATATGGCATGTTATACCGACGACAATATTGCTGAGTATATCAGGGCTATGTTACTCTGCAATAGGAACCGTAACGGAACAGATCAATACCCCGCCATCCATACAACGGAAGGCACAGACTCTGACTGGCGCAAAAGGCACAGGCGTAGAGATGAACGACGCCGTAAGGACAGCACAGGGTAAAGTAGGTATTACGTTTGAAGATAATACTAAAGTACAAGTAAATGAAAACAGTAAACTAGTCATTGACGACTTTGTTTACGATCCTAAAAAAGGATCTGGCAAACTAGCACTTAATATGGCTATGGGCACGGTTCGCTATGCTAGCGGCCAAATTGCTAAAAACAATCCACAAAGTGTAGGTATCAATACTCCTAGTGCTACTGTTAGTGTGCGTGGTACAGACTTTACTGCTACTGTAGATGAATTAGGTCGCAGTACATTTATTTTGCTACCTAGTTGTCCAAGTGATCGTATGACTAGAACTGTTAGTGATATTGAATCAAATTGTAAGACTGGAGAAATTGTTGTTGGAAACGATGCTGGGTTTGTTATACTTAATCAGCCATTCCAAGCAACCAAGGTAGACAGCAGAGGTAGCCCACCAAGTGCTCCGGCTATTTTAAAACTTAGTGAGGGTGCTATTAACAATATGTTAATTGTTGTACCTCCTAAAGAATTAAATCAGCAAGCAGAAAAAACTAGTGTGAAACTTGAAATGAAAACAGCACTAGATATGGACTTCTTAAAAGAACAAGGGCTTGCTAATGCCTTAGATGAACAGCAAAAAGAAATGTATCAAGATAAATTAGCACGTAACTTTCTTGATCAAAATTTTCTTGCAAATATTTTAGATATCATTGATAGTATGATGAAAGCACAAATGAATCTATTAAACACAACTAGCAACAAACTATTGCCAGACTATAATGCTCTCACAGGTATAACTGTAGATATACAAGAACCAAAAATAACATTAGCTAGAGACGATGGTAGTAATGTAATGAGTGTAACAGTACCTACTAGTCAAAATACAACAATGTATATGACACAAGGTGCAATGGATACTATTAAGAATCGTATTAACAGCGGAGGGTCAACGGTTATTACGTTGATACAAAGATAATGGAACGTGCAATAATTATTGCTACAATGGTTTTCTTAGTTGCTGGATTAGGGCAATGTAATAAATCCCATGCCGCTGACAATACAATCGTAATTGATCAGATAGGCACAGGAAATCAAACAACTGTAACACAAGACGGTACTGGACATAGTGCTACTATTACTGCTGGTTACGGTATCTCAGTCGACTATAATGTGTTTGCTATTACACAACAAGGTGCGGCAAAGACAGCTACAATAGAACTTAAATCTGGTATCAATAATACATTTAATATACAGCAAGATGGCACAGGAAATCATACTGCCGCAATACAAAATATGATCGGCTCTGGAAACAATGTTAATATATCACAAAGCGGCGCAGGCAACCATACACTTAATGTTACTAATCCGTGGAATGCTACAAATAATGGTAATACTGTAACTGCTACCCAAAGCGGCGGAGTCGGTGCAGATAAACGATTTGATTTAATGTTTAGTGGTGCTACGGGTGCAGGTGTTACTATTAATCAAACAAATCCAACAACTCCAGATCAAGCTGGTATGAATATCCAGTGTAATCCATGCGGTTCTGGTTGGTCTTACACCAAATTTTAACAGATAAATACTGGATGATAAAAAAGATCCTTTTGAGCCCGTGGACTGCTCTATTGACCTTAGTGTTAATAGTGGGCATACGTGTTGCAGACCCCTCATTTGTCGAAAGTGTAAGATTACGATATTTTGACACACTAATCACTAGCAAAGCACCTACAGAAAATAACATCTATACAGTAAACATAGATGAAGCTAGCTTAGACAAATACGGCCAGTGGCCACTACCAAGAGCTCAATATGCAAAAATTATTCAAGATCTTTATGCTCGTCACGCTGGCCTTGTTGTGCTCAACGTGCTCATGGCTGAGCCTGATCGCACTGGTGGAGATGCAGTACTTTCTGCCACTCTTAAAAATTATCCAGTAATACTTGGAAGTGTTCCAAGTGCAAAAACTAAAAATACACCCCGTGTTCCAGGTAGTGCAGTTTTAGGTCCAGAGTACTTAGATCAAATTGTTACATACCCAGGGTTAATTGCCAACGTGCCTGCATTAGAAAACAATGCCTATGGAGTTGGTATTGTAAACACACTACCAGAAGTAGATGGAGTTAATCGTCGTATACCTTTAATTGTTACAGTTGAGGGAAAACTATATCCAGGTCTAGCAATGGAAACATTACGTGCTGCCGCAGGAGATACTACTTTCCAAGTAAAGTTGTTTGAGGGTGGGGTTGAAAAGATGCGTATTCCTAAGTTTGGGCCTGTAACAACAGATAACTTAGGTCGCGTGTGGGTTGATTGGAGTCAGCAAAGTAAATCAGTATCACTAACAGATTTACCTAAAGACTTTGGCGGAGCAATCGTAATTGTAGGACCAACTGCCGCAGGTATTGGAAATCCTGTACCAACAAGCAAAGGTGCAGTTTGGCCGCATGAAGTACAAGCCAGTGTAGTTGCTACAATGGCAAACGGTGTTACCATCCAACGTCCAGATTGGGCAGATGGTGCTGAAATTCTTGCCTTGGTAGTATTAGGCATAGCTTTACTATTTTTAACAAGGTGGACTTATGTTGGACTTTCTAGTGGCGTTATCGCTCTTGGTATTTTGTACCCTATATCTCACTATGTTTACGAGACTAATCTTTGGCTTGTTGACATTACCTCTCTTGCTGTGGGTATTACTCTTATTTTGCTTCATGCTTACGGGATTAAGTTTGTAAGTGAATTCTTACAGAAACAAGCTATTAAGAAACAGTTTGCTGGTTACTGCTCTAAGGAAGTTGTAGAGCTACTACAAAAAGATCCAGACCTAATCAAGCGCGGTGTACGTAAAGACGTATCAGTTATGTTCAGTGACCTACGTGGCTTTACACCTATTGGCGAACACTATGGTGATGACGTGGCTGGCCTAGGCAAATACATGAACGGCTACATGGATGCTATTAGCCAACCAATGTTAGACAACAAAGGTATGGTTATCAAGTATGTAGGCGATGCGTCAATGCACATACACGGCGCTCCTATTGAAGATCCTAACCATGCTCATACTATTGTTAAAGTAGGTTTAGAGATGTTGGATAAAGTAGACGAGTATACTAAACTAATGGAAGCACAAGGTTTACCACCAGCGGCAATGGGTTGGGGTTGTAACTCGGGTATTGGCTTTATTGGTGAGATGGGTTCAACAGAACGACACAGCTATGACATCTTAGGTGATATGGTTTCAACTGCCGCTCGTTTAGAAGCACGTTGTAAAGCATATGGTGTGTTATGTATTATTGGTGCTGAAACATACAATAGAACTAAAGATGACTTCTGTTACTTGTATTTGGATAACTTACAACCAAAAGGTAAAACTGTAGCAGATGCTATCTATACAGCGTTGCGTACAAAAGGTGCAGACTATTCCGCAGACATTGGCTTGCATAACATGATGCATGATTTATATAAAGCAAAAGAGTTCGATAATGCGGCCGCTATGTGTGCAAAGCTAAAAGGTAACTTTGGCGGACAAATGGACAAATACTACAAGATGTGGATCGAACGTTGTGAGTTCATGAAACAGCAAGACCTACCGGAGAATTGGAATGGTGAATTTGTGGCCCATGAGAAATAACTTTACAGAGTTATTTGCAGAGTGTATACTAGACAGATGCGTAGAATCTTATCTTTATTGGTACTTCTTACCTTTTTATATAATGGGCAAGCAATCGCCTCCACTACCAAACCTTTGTCTATCACCGCTTCGAGCTGGCTCGTGGCTGACGGCGAAGGTAAAATAATACAGGGCGAAAATACTCAGCAACAACGTAGTATTGCTAGTATTACTAAGTTAATGACTGTTATGGTTGTGCTTGACGCACATCAAGAATTAGATCAACAGCTTAGACAATTTACTCGCCGAGAATTAATACAACTAGCATTGGTTAAATCTGATAACAAAGCCGCAATCGAATTATGCGACAACTACCCTGACGGGAAAGATCATTGTATCCGTGCTATGAATGAAAAAGCTCGCAGTTTAGGATTAACACAAACAAAGTATGTTGAGGCAAGCGGCCTTAGTGTGTTTAATGTTAGTAACGCTGAAGAACTAATTAAGATTGTTATAGCGGCAAGCGGCTACGAAGAAATCGTACAAGCAAGTCGTTCAAGCCAAGTTAAGATTAGAAACAAAAAGAAGTGGTTTATCTTTAATAATACAAACCCTATCATAGGCAAGCGTCATGAGTTTGTTGTAAGTAAAACAGGCTATATTAGAGCAAGTGGCGGCTGTATTGTTATGATGCTTGATACAGATATTGGCCGCCGTATTGTTGTAGTGCTTGGCAGTAAGAACACGCATACACGTATTCCCGAAGCAGAGTTTATTGCTAAGAGTTTCTAACTTTAGCAAGTCCAACAAATTCAAATATTTTAAACCACATCCAACCGCCGTCAAACTCGAACCATCGACGACTTAGTTTAGGATTTGCCGGATCTAAGTGATGGTTATTGTGTAGTTCTTCACCGCCAATTAATATACCCCATGGACTAACATTGCGACTATGGTCCTTGGTCTCGCCATTGCGATATCCCCACCAATGTCCTATGCCGTTAATGAATCCAGCGGCCCAGAATGGAATCCATATCATCTGTACACCCCACACTAGAAAACCCCACGGCCCAAATAACAACAGGTCTATAACCAACATTACAAGAATGCCGTGGCGGTGATATCTAGTGTAGAAAACTTCAATACGATCCTTAGGCGTGCCGGCACCATATTTAATGACCATATTAGGATCTTTAGTTGCTTCATGGTACAAACTCCAGCCGCCTAATAATAGTCTCTTAATGCCAAATACGTGTGGACTATGCGGATCACCTTCTACGTCTGTATTTTGATGATGTTTACGGTGAACTGCTACCCATGCTTTAGTAGTCATCCCAGTAGTCATCCATAACCAAAATCTCATAAAGTGACTTAATATAGGGTGAAATTCAATACCACGATGAGCTTGGCATCTATGCAAATATAGTGTAACACAAACTATTGTAATGTGCGTCATTAATAACGTAGATAGGATTATATTCATAGTCGAATATTTATCCGTAAAAGTACTGGTTACGGATTCCAGCGATACCTTATCTTGTACCCGATTTTATTAAATTATTTTTAAAGATTTCCCAAGCATTTTCCCAAGTCCAACGCTGACTGCCTTCCCATACTTTCTTACGATCTAGCATTAGTGTGTCTTTAACTGCTTGTTTCAAATCGTCATTCATGCAACCTGTAATTCCTTCATCAATAACATCTTCTGGCCCTTGACACGGATACGCCGCTACAGGAGTACCGCAGGCCATTGCTTCTATCATAACAATGCCAAATGTTTCCCAACGACTTGGAAACACAAACACATCTGCTAATCGATAGTAATCGGCAAGATCTTTACCTGTTTTAAATCCTACAAATTCCACAGTTGGATATTTTTTCTTATAAGTTTCTAGCATAGGGCCGTCACCTACCATAATTTTACGAGCGCCTGTATATTCTAGTTCAAAGAACGCTTCTAAATTCTTTTCTTTAGATACACGACTAACGCATACAAGGATGGGCCTAATACTGTTATTGCGGCTACTAGGATAAAATATATCACGGTCAACGCCGCGACTCCATGGGATAACATCTCCGTCAAACCCATGATCTTTTAACTCCTTAACCATGCTGTCTGTAGTTGTTAGAACTTTGCCACTATGCTTATGAAACCAGCGTACAAAGCGCCAAGTGATAGACTCAGGTATTCCAAATAGTTTCTTAAGTCCTTCTGGAAACTTAGTATGATAAGCGGTATTGTGAGGAATACCAGCCAATGAAAGATATGCTCTAGCCCACAGACCAAGAGGACCCTCTGTGGCGATATGGATATAATCCGGAGATATCTCCTCAATCTTCTTGCCCAAGTTCC